CCATCATCTACAAACTTCCATTCTTTTAATACTTCGTGTGTGTAGCCTCTAGATACTATTTTAATCCCCTCTCTGTTAGCCAAACGAATTACCTTTTGTTCATTCTGCAGAGGGTCTAGCACTTCGATCTCAAGACCGATAGTGGCGTTTGTCATATATTTCTTTGCCAATTCTATGGCATCATCTATTGATATATCATTCATTTTTGTCCTTTTGTTAATGTTAATCTTATTTGATTTTTAATACCTTTTGTAATCTTAAAGAGTGCTTTGTTTTTTGTCCTCTATCTTTTAAAACATCTAGCATTGATTTTACTTCAATGCGATCAAACTTATCAAATTTACGCCCATAAAATTCAACTGAGTTTATTATAAATAATAATCTCTCATTTATAGCGTTTGTAGTGCGTTTGTGTATTGGTAGGTTGTATTGCGTTTTAAGCTTCATTTTGTCCTTTTGTTAATGTGGCATCATTACCACATCACCATATTACCAAAGCCATATGATGGGAGTCAACTATAAAAAGGGTGACCCTTTGGTGACCATATAGGGTGACCCTTTAGCCATATTAAGACCCCATTTAGACCCCATAAAGGGTGACCCTTTTATAATATGGGGTGACCCTTTTTGACCAGAGATGTGGGGAATATGTCGCCTCTCTTAGGAAAAAGTTGCCATATTGATGCAGCACGATTCAGATTCTCAAATACCTGGGTTTCAACAACTTATGGATTCATTTAGAATTATTCTTAATACAAATGGGTCACCCTTTTATTGCATAAGTACTTGTTTATTAAGTATTTGTGTAACTTTAACTTTAGGGGGGTGGGAGTCAAACTTTGACTGTAGTTTTGTAATAGTTATATATAAACTGCCCCCTAAAAAAATGCCTAGCTAATAGCTCCTTGTATGCACACCCCATTGACAACTCTTATTTATATTTATAGTTGTATGTTATAGTCTGGTATAGGTCTAACAAAAATGTCAGAGGCTTTTACAAAAATGTCAGAGGATACAAGCATAGATGCAGAGAAGTCGGAGTTAATGTCCTACATAAACAATGCTATTGCTGAGATAGTTGCCGACAAAGAATTATCTAAGGTAAGCAGTATATCTAGAAGCAATCCACAGAAGGTTGCTAAGATATTGTATTTATCTGCTTTGGGTATGTCGCAAACTTCAATAGTTCGAAAATGCAACTACAATAGGCACACAGTTATCAATGTGCTTGTGGACTACGCAGATTACAAACACCAGTTTAGAGAACTTGGTGGTAGACTGTCTGCAAAATCATATATGAATCTAGAGAGCCTAGAAGAAGATATGATACAAGTAGTTCGTGAAAGAATGCAAACTGGTGAGTACGAACCATCTGCAAAAGACATCAAAGATATAAGTATCGCAAAAATGAACTCCAGTAGGCAGGCTTTAACTGCAAGGGGTGAGGTCAGCGCAATAACAGAGAACAGAAATGCAGTTACCCAGGAGGATTACGAAGATACTTTGAAGGCTGCTAGAGAAAGGATTGAGCAACTAAAAAGAGTAGAGGAGGTTATAGATGAGTAATTCTGTCTTAGATTCCGAGTTCAATCCCATTTTAGAACAGGTTAAAGCAACTCTAGGTGAGCATTACATTAATTACTACTTCATAGTAATGGATGAGAACGGAGACACATATCACGATTTTACAAATATACCTATAGCAAAAATGCTTGTTCAAGAAGGTGCAGACCAAATAAACCAAACCTACAAAGCTATTGATATAGAGTGGGAAGATGAAGAGTAATGGAGCTAGTGTTTACAGACCATCCATTTCTAAATGCTCCATCTGATGAAGAAATAGTATTGTTAGCTGAGAACGATCCTTCATTGCTAAAATCTTTGTATGAGAGTCACGAAGGTAGAATAAAAGCATCACAAGAAGACCCGTTGCGTCACGGATTTAATCTAGAAGGTTGGCAAAGAATAGAGGATGGTTTAGAAAACCACAATGAAGTTCTAGCGCTAGGTGGTAACAGAAGTGGCAAAACAACTGGGTGTGCAAAACTTGTTATGCAATCCGTAGTAAATAATATGGATGGTCATATTGTTTGTTTTTCTCAGAACGAAGATACATCAATTAAAATACAACAAGCTGCAGTTTGGGAAATGATGCCCAGGGAGTTTAAGCGTAAAACAAAAAGCACAGAAGGATATATTAATTATTCTATGCAAAATGGTTTTACTGCAAAGTCTTTTATTTTTCCAGACACTAGAACTAGAGTAGATTTTAAAACTTATACGCAGTTTAGCAACAACCATACATTACTAGAAGGTTTTGAGTTCGGTTTTAATAAAAACGATAGTCTAAATATAGGAGCTTGGCTCGACGAATACTTAGGAGATTCTACATTGGTTGATACTCTTAGATTTCGTTTAGCTACTAGGAACTCAAAGATGTTAATTGGATTTACTCCAATCGATGGCTATACACCATTTATATCTGACTATCTAAAAAATGTAGAGACATTACAAACAAAGCCTGCTTGCTTACTAAAAAATAGAGAAGTTCCAGTAAAGCAATACAGTCCAGACAGAGATGCTTCTATAATTTATTTGCATTCGGATGAAAACCCATTTGGTGGATATTCTCGTATTGCAAAAGACTTACGAGGCAGAAGTGAAGAAGATATATTGGTTCGTGCGTATGGTGTACCAGTAAAATCAATGACATCTCTGTTACCATTATTTAATACAGAAATTAATGTACTATCTAAAAACCCCAACAAATACGGAAAAACCTTTCCAGATATATCCAATAAGCGACTATTTAGTTGCTATCAAGTGGTCGATCCCGCTGGAGCTAGAAACTATGTCGCAATATGGGCTGCAGTTAATGAAAGAGGTGAAGTCTATATACGCAGAGAATGGCCCGACCGTAATACATATGGTGAATGGGCAAATTTTGGTGACCCAAAGTGGAAATATGGATCAGCTTCTAAAAAAATTGGATACAATGTCGCAGGCTATGTAGAATTATTTGAAGAAATAGAAGAAGATTTAGATATTGAAGTAATAGAACGCATAGGGGACTCAAGATACTTTGCTAGAGAGAATGAAAACAATGACGATCTGTTTACTTCTTTCTATGATTATGGTATGCACTTTGTTCCATCAGATGGTAGAGGAGAGGAGATGGGAATAAGTGCTTTAGACGATTGGTTTAATTACAATCCAAACCTCGAAATAGATGAAGTAAATCAACCTCTCTGCTATATTCACGAAGATTGTGGCAATCTCATTGAAAGTTTAATTAACTACAATGCTCGTGGTAAGGCTGATGAGGCACTAAAAGACTTTTTTGATGTAATAAGATATTTAAGGATGTCCAACTCTGGCGAAGGACCAGATCACATAACAGATGCAAGTTTATCTGCAACCAAAAATACACAAGGAGGCTACTAATGGCTAAGAAAAGATTAACGGATTTATGTAGAGAATATGGAATCCATTTTAGTGAAGCAAAAGATATTGTTGATTTTCAGTTTGAGGAATCAATGGTAACTGGAAAAGGTAAAAATACCTGGATAAATGAAAGGGGTCAGGCTTTATTTGATGACCTTGTTCCTATTGATATAATCTATAGAGGTAGAGTATTGTATCCAGCACCTAACGATAGATATGTTATAGCTTATATAAAAGAACTTACACAAAAAGTTGCAGTACAAGTACCTGTAAGATTTAGTAAAACATTAACCAATAAAATAATTTATATACAAGCTGACAATACTGGACCTAACGCCAAATATACTTGGATGAAAACACCAAGAAGTCATAATTTAAAATACTATGGATAGCCAATCAAACTACGAAGGACTTACTTATGTAAATAGTGAGCCTAGTATAGAAACTTTGCGTAATGCTTATAGCGAAACAGTTATAGACTTAGAAGGATATTTTGATCTTTGCCGAAACTCATATGATGATAGGCGAAATGAGTGGGCAGGTAAGAGTAGAGATCACAGAAAACACGGATCAGATGCTTTTCCCTGGGAAGGTGCTGCAGATATGGAAGCTCATACTATTGATGAGCGCATAACAAGATTAGTTTCTTTGTTTATGTCTGCACTTAATCGTTCAAATGTTCGTGCATTCCCAGTAGAAGCTGGAGATATTGCTAGATCAGTAGTTGTATCTGGATTTTTAAAATGGATGGTATCAAGTGGATACATTCCTCGTTTTAAAAAAGAAATGGAACTAGGTGCAAATTATCTTTTAGAGCGTGGTTTGCTTTTAACCTACGTTGGATGGCATAGAGAAGATCGCAGATTCCTTCAAGAGCTTTCTATAGAACAAATTGCACAGAATAATCCAGAATTAGCAGAATCTATTATATCTGGAGTAGCAGATAATGAAATAACTGGTTTAATTATGGCTGCTTTTGACAATATTAGTGAGTCAAGAGCTAAAAAAGCACTAAAAGAGTTAAAAGAAACTGGTAAAGCAGAATTACCTATAGTTCGTAGACAGATAGATGCACCAGATGTAAAAACATTAGCCCCAGATGGTGATTTTTTCTTTCCTTCGTATGTAACAGACCCACAAAGGTCGCCATATTGTTTTTGGAGAACATTTTTTACTCCACAAGAGCTTGAAAACAAAGTAGTTACAGAAGAGTGGGATAAGGACTTTGTAGATTATATAATAGGTCACTACAGAGGCGTAAGTATAGATGTAACAAATCGTGAAGAAAATTTATCAAGGAACTCAACACTAAATAATAGTGCATATGAATCTAATGATTTAATTGAGTTAGTATATGGCTATCAAAGACTTATAGATCGTGAAGATGGATCAGAAGGAATATACTGTACTATATTTCATAAGGACTTTAGTGGCAATGATTTAGCACAAGGATACGCTAAATTTGAATTACTTAATGGATATGAAGATTATCCAGTTGTAGTTACTAAACTTTCTGAAGACAGCAAAAGATTGTATGATACCCCTACTATTCCTGATGTTCTTCGTGGCATACAAAATCAAGTAAAGGTAGAGCGTGATTCTAGAATAGATAGAAATAGTATTGCTACATTGCCACCGATTCTTCACCCAGTAGGACAAGCACCTACAGATTGGGGTCCAGGTAGAATGATTCCTTATCGAAGGAAAGGAGATTTAGATTTTGCACCTGCTCCATCGTTAAATAGTGGTTCTATTGAAATAGAACAAACTATGGAACAACAAGCAGATAGGCTTTGTGGCTTAGATGAAAAATCTCAAATAAGCCAAATTCGTCAACAATTTTTAGTAGACAAGTTTTTGCAGCATTCAGCAGAAGTTTTACGGATGTGTTATCGTTGCTTTCAAAGGTTCGGACCAGATTCAATATTTTTTAGAGTAACTGGTGTACCAGACCCACAAATATTTGATAAAGGTAATCCAGATGAAAACTTTGATATTGTTGTAAATTACGATGTCCTCAATTCGGATACAGAGTCTCAAGAGAAAAAACTTGAGCAAATCGTGGCACTTACGCAGATGGATCGTAGTGGTAGGATTAACATTGACAGATTGCTTGATACAGTTGCTAATGCTATTGACCCAGTTCTTGCAGACAGTATTCTACAACCTACAGAAGTTGCACAAGAACAAATAGTTAAAAAAGTTACTGATGATTTATCAAAGATTTATTCTGGCATTGAAGTTAATGCACAACCCAATGGAGCGCAGATTGCTCTGCAATTAATTCAACAGTATGCACAACAGCCAGATATTGCTCAAAGGCTTCAAACTGATCAGTCTTTTGCTGCTCGCCTCGAAAAGTATTCTGCTCAGTACACCTTCCAGTTACAACAAATGCAAAACGCACAAATTGGAAGATTGGGAACTGCTCCTGCTCAAATGCAGACCTCAGACAATCAACAGTCTCAGCAGTCTTAAAATCCCACAATGGTATAAAATGGCGATTGATAATAAAAGTGCTACAGATTTTTCTATTTTAAGAGAAAAAGGAATAAGAGAATTTAGGGTTATAGAAGCTATTGATTCATTGCCTATACCAAGGGAGATGAAAGCAATTATGTATGGCAATATTAAATATGAAAGTGGGAATAGCTTTGATATAAATAAAATAGAAATTAAAAACCCAGGAGATAATAGTATAAAGGGAGTAGGTCTTTTTCAAAAGACTGGTGATACTCGTTCTAATTATATTAATTATTTAAATAGAAGAAATGCAAAAAATAATGAACTTAATGAAGTTCTTTATTATTCTGATTCTATGTTAGGAAAAGATAATATATCTGGCACTTATTTAGGTTTAGGATATATGCAAGATTATAGAAATTTTTTTCAAGGGAAACCATCAGCAGAAAGAGGTGGTAAAAATGGAATACCTAGAAAAATATATCAACCAGTATTTGAAGATATGCACGAGCATTTCGTAAACTTTATGATGAATCCAAAAAGAGAAGCTAGAGAGGCTTCAATGGGTACTAGATTAAGATATAGCCGACAAGCGTTAGAAAATATCTTTACTAATTGATTTTTAATATATGCAAATAGAAGATGATATAAAGGCTTTGCAACAGTATGACTTTTTTGCAAGGTTTATTTATTTAATACATCAGTTTCGTGAGGAGTGCATTGAAGAAATGCACAAAGCTCCTTCAGAACAAATTCAACAATTATCTGGCAGGATAATAAGTTATGACCAAATACTACAAATGGTTGATTTTGATAAGATTAGAAAATATCATCAAGAATCTCTCAACAGATAGTTTACACTACTGTTAATATATAAATATCGCTATCGCTCAAGCGTTAAGGAGTGGAATTATGTCAGATGAAATCACAACGGAAGTCGCTGAATCCGTAGAACAACCAGCGGAAAAGTCAAATATGTCGCCAGAGGATTTTATCCAAAGTCGATTCGGTGAATCTAAAGAAGTAGAAACTGCTTCAGAAGATGCACCTCAACCAGAGTCAGAGGTTTCAACAAAAACAACTGATGAAGTTGAATCAGAAGAAGTAACATCGGAAACTTCCGATGATGTTCTTTCACAGTTAGATTTGGACAATTTGTCCGAAGATCAAATAAGACAGTTATCAGAAAAACTTGGTAGCCGTGCTGTATCTCGCTTTGGTGAGCTTACGGCTAAACGCAAACAAGCTGAAGAAAGGCTAGTTGAGTTAGAAAATAAACTGTCTGAGAATGAGTTAAAAACTACAACTAAAGTTGAAAACAATCCATACGCTGATCTTGGAACTATAGATGAACTAAAATCTAAGGCAGAAGAGGTTAATAATATAATTGAATGGGCAGAAGATATTTTGTTTAATTCAGATGGATTTTCCTCAGAGGATAGAGTTGCAGAAATAGATGGTAAGAAAATTACAAAAAAAGAAGTTCGTACTACTCTATTAAATGCAAGAAAAACTAGGGATAAGTTTTTACCTGATCAGTTAAGAAATATTCAGAAGGCAGATAATGCTGCAAAAATGAAAAAAACTTTTGCAGAGCAAGCTGAATCTGAATTATCTTGGATGACAGGTGAAGATAATGACACAAGACGCAGATATGAGGCAATGATCAAAGACCCTCGATTTGTAGAAATGGAAAAGTCAGTTGATCCCGAAGTTGCATCTCAACTTAACTATATTATAGCTCACGCTGCTAATAGTTTGTATGCAAGAAAAACAATCTCAGAAAAAGGCAATACAAGTAGGCTTACGCCCCCTAGTAATGCTACATCTTCGGCAGGCACTCCAGAGAAGACTGCAAGCAAGTCTGTAAAGGCTTTGAAAGAAATATCTGAACGGTTCAAAAATTCTGGTTCAAAAAGTGATTTTATCAATTTAAGAACCCTACAATTAAAAAATCGTTAATCCTAAATAGAAAGTAAAATACAATGGCGTTTTCAAACACATTTGATACTACATCTCCAGGATCGGCTGCTTCTAATCGTGAGGACTTGACAGATGTTCTGACAATCCTTGCTCCAGAAGAAACACCTATCCTTTCATCCGCAAGTAAGCAAGCCGCTACTGCAACTCGTAGTGAATGGACTGTTGATAGCCTTTCTGCTCCTACTACCGTAGGTGTTTCAGAAGGTGCTGATGTAACAGCATTTACAGATAAGTTCGCAGGTCGTGCTAGACTTGGTAACAATACACAAAAATTCCGCAGGGACTATATGGTATCCGATCTGCAAGAAGCAGTTGATTCCGTAGGTCCTGCAAAAATTGCTCAAGCTGAAGCTAAAGCTATCCGTGAAATCAAACGTGACATCGAAGCTACACTTTCTGGTACTCAAGATGAGTCTACAGAAAATGGTGCTGGTGTTGCTAATGGTCTTCGTGGTCTAGGTGACTGGCTAGATGGAGCTGCAGGAAATGTACCTTCTGCATTCCAAACACCTGCTGGAAGCATCTATACTACTGCTGAAGCTAATGGTACTCCATTCAATGAGTCTGCTCTTAATGATATTATTACTAGCATCTTTACAGTAACTGGAAGCACTAATAACCTTATGCTTATCGCTGATACTGGCTTACGTCGTGTTATAAGCGACTTTGCTCGTTTTGGTGCAGACAAACAAGATGGAAGTAGTGCTGGTGTTCGTAAAGTAAGTTATGACGGAAGTTCAGCGACTATCAAGCTATCTGTTGATCTCTATCAATCAGATCACGGTATTGTTTCAGTTGTAAATGCTAACCCAGATTGCACACCTAACTTTGGTGGAAATACAACAACTGGTTCTGGCTATCTTATCAATCCTGAGTACTATGGTGTTCACGAGCTTATTCCTATGGGAAGCACTCGTCTACCTAACCTCGGTGGTGGTGAGCGTGGCTTTGTAGATTGTGCCTTGACTCTAGGTGTTTATCATCCTGGCGCACACGGTGTCATTCAAGACGTAGCTTAAACTAAAGGAGATATAATATTATGGCAGATATAACACTAAAAGCAGTTAGAAACATTGAGACATTAGCTCACGGATATAACTACGAAGGAATTGTTGATTTAGCTGAAGATATAGCTACAGGTGGCGTAAGCGACTTAAAGGTTGATGGCGCACAGCTTGCAGGGACTATATCAAAGGCAGCAATTGTTGTTGATGAACTTGTACCAGAAACATCCTCTTCAGGAACTACATACACTAGTGTAACAGTTTCTCTAGGAGATGATGATGATTCAGGTGATGACAACCTAGTTGATGATGTCCAAGTTGAAGAAACTAATGCTGGTGTAGCAAGTGTAGGCACAGCTTTTGTAAATACAGGAGCATCTATTGCACTACCATTGCTTACAGATAAGATTAATCTTTTAGTTACTTCCGCAGGAGAAGCTGATGAGGCTCTTATGACTGGAGGAAAACTAAGAATATTCTTAGAGTATCATCCAACTGCTGGTGAACCATTTAATGGTTAATTAAATTCTGGTTGGGGGGTGCAAGCCCCCCACCTTTTTAATATGGATATAATTGTACCTAATTTTAAACGGTATTCAGACGGAGAAATTGATCGAGCCTTTATGAAGGAGATCAAGACTGGATTTAAATTAGAAAAACAAACAGAACACAAGCGAGTAGAACAAGCTCGCAAAGAAGCCAGAGAACTAAAAGGTACTACTAATAAAGCACTTGGAAAACCAGTTGCTACAATGCCCGCTCGTGAGTTTTTTCGGCTTACAAAAAAATATGGACACGATACCGTTCATTCAAAAGAATTTATAAAATACTATAATAAAAAATTTCCTGACCTAAGTCCAAATAAAGTATAATGCAAACGCGCACATATGGAGAACTGTTTAAATTAATATCTGCACTTTGTGGTACTGGTCAACAGTTGACTGTACCAGAGCAAGATCAACTTAGGCAGTTTATAAATAGGAGATTTCAAGAAGCCTTTGATACTAGCCCTGTATGGCCCCGATACCTTGTTACTTCCGAGGAGAGAAGGATAATAGGACTTACCATTGAAAATGCTGCTGGTACTGGTGCTTCTAATGTAAATGGCGATTACTATATATTTGGTACTCAAAAATCAGGAGGATCATCTATTGCTAAAGTTGGTTCAACAATTTATTCAAAAACAACAAATCTTGATGATGGGTCAACTGTTATAGATGGGACTTTTATATATGAACAGTTTGCTGGTAGCAATGACTGGGCAATTGGTGACAATGGTAGTGTTACTAGGAGTTCAGATGGAACATTTAATGTTAGTGCTGCAGGCACTATAAGATATCAAGAAGAGGATGATACATTAGGTCACGCATCAGCACCATACGACGTTGTAGTATGGAATGCGTTAAATAGTGCTACAGGAAGACCTACGGTTCTTCAAAAACAATCTATACCTTACACAGAAACTAATCGAAACAATATAGGGGATTTTAATAGAATACATCGCAAGACACCATTTATAAATAAATCAAGTATTGAGTACGATTTTTCTGTAGATATAGATGGCGCAAATATTCTTAATATTACTAACACAGAAGATAGCTCTGCATATGTTACATACAAAAGGGAGTTTACTCCTTACACGATTACTTCTGGGTATTATGATTCTGCCTTAGAAGTTCCCCAGGAGTTCTATAATTACATAGCTCATACTGCATTTGCAGACTTTTTGCGTATGCAAGGAAAGAATGAGCAAGCACTAGCTGAAGAACAGGTAGGTAACACATTTTTAGCACAAGAGCTAGAAAAAATTGATATTCGATCAAACAATAATACTGTAAACAAAAGATTTTCTACCTATGTAAGTCGTCAATCAAGATAGACTGACATATGTGATATAATATACAATTATGGCAAGTTCAAGAAATAACGCATTGGAGTTTAGCTCTGCTGGTTCAATTATACTCGATGGCACTAACCACGCAACAGCGGGTGTTGGTTCTTACGGGGCAATTCAAGTTCTCAAGGATAGCACTTTATCTAGCGTAGCTGGAAGTAAAATTACTAATATTGACGAACTAGACACAACCTTTGGTGCTGGCACTATTCTTTATGGTCAATTTAGCAACGTAACTGTTGCGGCAGGTGGTTTAATAGCAGTTCACAGGGTTTAGT